TACGGGCGTTTACGTGGGTGTTCGTAAAAGTGTGCGGGGACTCTCCAGGTTTCTAGACCTATCACGGATCCGTTTTGGTCAGTAAAACGGATCCGGGGGAGGGGTAGGGAATGAGGAGGGCCCGGCGAGTTATACATCTACACACGACAAACGAACATCACACAACACATCTATCATGAGCATCTTTGAGCACGAGAACTACGACTTGGACTATCAGCGGTATCTGGACTGGAAGCACGACCAGGAGGAGGAGGAGCAGGAAATGCGGCAGTATATAGAATGGGAGGAGGCACGACAGCAGGTAGACAACGAGTCGGCGGAACGGTACCTGGAGGAGGTGGAACGCGAAAAGGAGACGACGGGCGAGCGGATCGTCCGGGAGGTGGCGAACGAGCTGAGCGTTATCCATGAGGGCGAGGAAGAGGAAGAAATCATGCAGCAGGTAGCACAGATCACAGTGGACGGCGTCTTCCGCTATGAGCTGATGTGGCTGCCTGAGACCAACGAGGTGCGCGTGGAGGTCGACAACTTCCGCGACGGGGAGGCGATGCATTACTGGTATCCCGATGATCAGCCGATCCTCAAGACGCTCAGCCGCCTGCTGAGCCTTGAGGATAAGAACTTCAAGATCGAGGGTCTTGGGATCTTCGGTGAAGGTCGGGAGGATGTGGAGGCACTTCCTTATGAAGTGGAATGCTTCTGCAAGAGTACGTGGCACGACTACGCCAGCGAAGGCTTCGCGGTGCAGTTTAACGTCAACACGCAGAAGGATGAGGATTGGCGTAATAACCACCCGACGCGGCACGGACTGGATGGGACGCAGTGTGACTGCGACATGTGCGAGCGGGCGAATGAGAGCCTGGACGCGAACCGTCTGCCGAGCGTCTACGAGTGCCTGAGCCTGCCGAAGCGGGTTGTGGACGCACTCATTCGCAATTGGGTTGCACGGCAGCCCGATGAGGACAAGGCGGTGAAGGAGGCGGCAGAGCTGAGTGCGATGATTCGCAAGACTGCCGAGAAGATGTAATGTCTAAAAAATAAAAAAAATAAAAACAAAAAGAATCCAACAAGGAAACTTTTTAAATTCTCAGTTGGTAGATACAATCCAAAAGTATGGACTCTATCTGCCAGAAGTGTTTACTGAGTTTACCAGAGGTTGACTGGTACTGCAAACTATGCTGGGCGACGAACTACTAGTTTTTCTGCGAGAAGAAGGAGGAAAACAATAGCATAAATAACCAACAGGACCTGAAAGTACAGGAGGACATAGGGTGTAGGATCTATTTTGCTATTATACTTCTCACCCGATGATTTCCATGTCGCGTTGATCGACGTGGAATGGGACATGAATGATTGGAACCATACACAGATGACTGACTTCTACGCCGAGTGGAGTGCGACGATTAAACAATAGGCTGTCGAGAGATGTTGGGAAGTTCATATAGTAAGGTGAAGACCCAGAATGGCTTTTCACAACACACAGAAACCGCAGAAGTTCATCAATCGTATAAATGAACATGGTATAGGAACCATTTTTGACTTCTTGCTTGAATCCAAAATTAGCTATAAGAACTTCCATTAGACTCTTGGATGGCTGAAGTCCAAATAGTTCCTCAATTGTTTCACGAAAGGCAGTTTCAATAGGAGTTTCATCTCCAACGGGTTTTCCGCCAATTCCGCTGATGATCTGTTTGTCGGATTGATAGCCCATAAGCACATGGGTCTCGCTCTTGAACACGATCCCTGACGACATTTATGTATGTACCTGATCATACAGCAGGTAAAAGGGTGTCCATCAACGACTTGGAAATGGTTGCGGTAATTACGGTTGCATAGGAGGACTGAGAGTTAGAGATATACGACAAGATGGAGGTACAGATGGGACTGCCTGTGGTAAACATACCTTGGACAAACCCAAGCCACCCGTCGGGAACGCATACTGCAGTATAGACTTTAGATGCACCGTAATGAGTGGTATACGTCAAAAAAAATGTTCCCGCAAGACGGAGAACGGGAGTAGTTATGACTTCGTACATACTTACTTCTTCTTACGACTTTCTTGCTCCTCATCAAATTCCTCAAGGTCATACAAAGCCATAGCAGTAAGTTTCGGAGACCGTCTTAAGGTCTCCAACTGTTTATTCAATCCATTATCGCGGGGCTTGGGCCGGGGCGGTAGGGGAGGCAAAAAGGTTCGAATGAGATGGATCAGCTCAGACGGAAGGGCCCGAATCCGCTGGTCTAGATCCATTACCCCGTATCCTGTTTTTAATCAATCATATGCGATGCCGGGACACCACTTGCGAGCAGTCTTGAGTTCTCCCCTGACGTATTTCTCCGCAAAGTCAATGAACTCAATCAAATCGTACTCGGGATCATCGTGGGCATACTTTGAGAGGTTCACATTGATAAGCATAGCAAACATCTTGAGGGAATGTTCAACCCTGTCCGTCATGGAGGTATGAAAGTGTTCGGTAAAGATACGAGAGAGAGTGGATTGGAGTTCAGTTGTATCTGGCCAGCTTCCGTTAAGTTCCATGATTCTGCGGCGAAGATAGCTGCAGAAGGCGAGGTTAATGAGGGCAATCTTGTGATCGAACTCCATGATCATTGTGGACTAGTGTGGTCTTCTACAATGAGAATGGAAAAATATCCGTTTTTGTTTATTTGGATCTACTCTATTATTCGTCAGAGAGATCAAACATTACACCTGCGTAGATCCAGCTGTCCAGATTATCGGGTTCCCAGTTCTCGTCGTAGTTGATCTCCATCATCGCCTGGGCCGCATAGAAGTCGTCATCGTCGTCATAGTCGGGAACAATCATTGTGCTGGGGCTTATCTACTTCCTAGAGACTGTTTGGATCCGTTTTGGTTTTCACGGAAAAAGTATGAAACTCATATAATGAGTGGGAATCCAAATTGGAATCCACGGCTGCAGACGAGCAGCGTGAGATTTCCACGGAAGGCCGTGGAAACTCCTCAGATTCCACCCAATACAACTGCTCGCCCAAGACCGGGTGCTCCATTTCAGCCGGTATACCCAAATCCGATCACACAGATTCCTACGATTACAGCCCAGTCGGATCCTTCCAATCCCAGACCAGTATATAATCAGCTCTATACGTTATCAATGGGGAAAGGAGATGCGATTATTTATCCGGGAAGACGTGGTATACCGGTTCCCTCGGTAATACTAGTGAAGACTGCTGAACGGTATTTAATCTTTGGAGTGACCTTCGCCTACCCGATGTCGGGAACTGATCATTTTGTATTTACGTTTACGAATCAGAGTACGGGTGAGAGGTCCGTTAAATATTTCAAGCCAGCACCACGGTATATTGTAGGAGATCTACTTCCAGGCATCCTGTATACTCTGAATGTAGCTCCGAGTGTGAACGGAATTGTGTATCCTGGATACGAGGTACCAGCTCCATTCACGATAACGGCAATATCACAGAAAAACGTTGAATTACTTCAGGTGACACTGAGCGGAGGAGACCGTTCGGCAAGGATTCAGTGGACAAATGTTACGCCGCGTCCCCCCCAGGCACTCGAGGTTGAGAGTGTAGCGATTGACGATAACTTTGGGAGTCGTCAGTTGCTCCTGGATGTATGTACTGCTGGATATACATCATCAACCTATCCGGGATTTGTATCATTTGGTAATTTAACAAATGGATCATCGTACATCTTTACCGTCACACCATACACTGAGACAGATGGAATTTACGAGTACGGCCAACCCACGACACTCCCTCCCTATATTCCGGGCCCGCCATCTGACCTGTTTATCACGGGAATAAATGCGAATGCAGGAACGGGTACAGTGACTTTATGTGGAACATATGATACATTGACTCACCCTGTGCCGTCATCTACGAAGATTGAACGGTATGTCTCTACCTTATCAACCCTGTATTCCTTTACCTCTCAACCTATCACGACTGTCCAGGATCTCTCACAGGTATCGTATACAGCGTTCACGACATCCACCGGTCTTTTTACACCAGCAGATATTGCATATATTCGCTCTACGGTGTCGGATCTGCCGGGAAGTATACAGATTGATCTTTTAAACGATAAGGGGTACTTCTACACGTTTCCTCTAACGGACATAAGCACGGGTGGACTAGGATACACGTTCGGAAACTCAAATTTTACAAAGACCGTTGGTCTGTATTCCACGGCAAGTTCGTACAGTGTGCTTTTCAGGAGTGTTTCGCTTACGTCAACACCTGCAGTTTCTTATACGTATGGACCAGGACAAACAACGTTTACGATTTCGGGTCTTACGGGCGGTGGTTTGTTCACTCTAGTTGGAACAAACTTTGCGAATGGTCTATCTAGTCTTCGGTCAGCATACAGCACAATCGCAGCAGGATCCCCTGCGACTCCGCCAGTTCCTGTATTCTCCCTTGGTAATCAGATTGTCTCCTTATCGTTCACAGGGTATGATCCGACATCCACCTCTCCTCGTCCAACATCGTACCTCTACACGATAAGTGAAACTGGAACTACCTACACAAGCATTAACCCAAATGTGATTATTGGAGGTCTCCAGAATGGTTCAGCGTATACGTTTATTATCCAAGGATTCGCAAACGGGGTTTACGGTCCGCCAAGAATAACTACTGTGACTCCCAATCTTCAGCCTCCAACAAATCTCTTTGTATCCTCAATTTCAAACTATGATTTAACACTTTCGTTTACACCGGCGTTTCCGGGCGGGGCAGATTACTACCAAATTACGAATCAGTCAGGGGGTATGGTTGAAATTTCTGGAGGACTCTACAAATTCCAGAATCTGTCGGCTAATATAGCCTACACGTTCACTGCGAAGTCATTTGCGTACGGCAGTCCTACCTACACTTTATCCTCTTCTGTATCTGCATCACTCATTCAGGAGATCTCAACTGGGTATGCTCAGTTCCTAGTGAAGCCATCGGTTGCGACAATATCGTATGCAGCTACGATGATTGCGAATATTGCTAACTTTGTTCCGTACCTGTTCACAATCACATCAAGTGGACAATCGGTTCCCGCACCAATTGTATCACAATCTGGAAATTCATCGCCTACCTCCTTTTTTACAGAAGGAACCAGCGTCAGTTACTTACGTGATATGCCTGGAGATTCAGCACCCGTGTATGGAAATGCATATATTGTGAATGTATCAGGAATCTCGTTTGTGTCTTCCACGATCACTCTGAATGGATCTTACTATGTAGTGTCTGGAGGTCCAATGTCTCTCCTGAATTTCAGTGGACAAATTATACGATCATTATCGTTAACCCCAGTGTCTAACGCGTACACATTCCCCATTACGTCAATGACCCCGGTGTATGATGGAAGCGGAGCACTTCAGTGGTACAATATCGCAAATCCCAATTATCCAAAATCTTTAATAACGTTTTCGGGGGCAACGACGTACCGAACGAGTTTAAGTACAAACACTGCCCTATTTTTTGGAATGGTTCCCACAAGCTATTCTGGAACGATTTCAAGTGCTGCATCTCTATCGACAACACCATCTGAATATGTTGGACCACCGGGGACTCTAAGTGTAGATGCGAGCGGATATTTTTCGCAGCGAGTAAACATCTCAGTAGGATTTAGTGGATTTGTTGTACCTACCCGGTACGACTATCGGGAAATAACTGGAAAAAACATTGTTGGTTCTTCCTTATCTACAAATATCGTGATTGATAATCTCACCAATGGTCTTTCCTACATATTTTCTATCAGTGCAGTTGGAAATCAGGTGTACGGCCCCACTGGAATTTCGGCAGGTCCTTTTGTACTGAGTACAGACGCACCGTTCAACGCTGCCGCCGCCTTCAGCAATAGAACGGCAACGGTAACATTTTGCGGATATGGTGATATTGGAGCGGTCACATATTACGGAGAGATGATTCGGAACGGATACCCAGGAACTGTTGTAGAAACTCTGTCTCAGTTCTCCTCTCCCTTTGTTTTCAGTCCAGACAGGGCTATCGCAGGAGAATTATACGGATTTAAATTAGTTGGTGTTCGGAATAATATTTCAAGCGTCTTTGAAATTGTGAATCCTATTATCGCCGGCACTCCTTTTACCCCAAAGAATATTGTTAGCAGTCTCTCACAGGATCAAATTAGATTCAACTGGTCATCTGGAGATGTGAATTACAATCGGTATGGCGAGACGTACACGATCACAGAACATCTTTCCAATAATGGTATATGTAATGCAACTGGTGGTATCTGGACAGGAATATCTGGACAGATCTATACGATTTCCTCTGTAATTACTGCATCGGGAACATTCTTGTATGATTACGGTACGTATCTAGAACAGAATCCGGGGTACGCAAGTTTCGTTCTGAAAGATGTACTGAATTTTACGGATAATCCGATAGGTACTAAGTATACATCAAACCAGATTTGGTTAACACTGCAGCAGTCTGGGCTTACGTACACCTTCCCTCTGTCCACTGTAACGCCCTTTGGAATCGGGGGATCCAACACCTATGCAAACGCAAATTACCCAAAGGAACCAGGAGACATTTTCAATCCCCTTCTGTCGATCAGTGTAACGTACTCGTACGGAACTGGGCCACGTAATGGAGGAACATATTCCTATACGTTTAGATCCTTTGCGAATCAGGTGAACAGTTCAGCGTCGAATGTAGCGGTGTACATGTTTGTGGACGCAGTAACAGGTGTACCGAGTGTGACGGGAACAGGACGAGATGCAACTGTTTCGTTTGCCCAGACAAATCCGGTGGGGACAGTATACCGTGTAACCAACAATTATGGGGCAACAGTGAGCAGTGCACCATACACATTCCGGAATCTGTCCCTTGGTATTCCCTACACGTTTTCAGTGGTAGCGTCAAACGGTTCGTTCGTGAGTGTTTCGTCGGCACTGTCTAGACAGGTCTATGTCGGCCCGCCGCGGAGTCCGGTTAATTTGTCTGCATCATACTTTGGACAAACAGCTACAGTGTATGCGACCGATACAACATTATCTCTCGGTCTAGCGTTCAGGGATACAGGTACGCAAAATACTGGACAGGACATCACAACTCTATCGCACACAAATGTTATACAGAACAGCAGTGGAGGAGGATATTGGGTTTTAACCGGAGGAGGAATCAAGGATTCATCGTTCGGATTTGTGTGTTCTTATGCCGCAGGGGGACAGGCAACCTATAGTAATGATGGGTTCACAACGGCTCTGTACCAGTTTATCGCAACTCCGTCAACAGGGACCATTGCAGTCACACTTTCGGCCTATACTCTTACGATTTCCGGAACATCTCTAACTATCACAAACTCTGGTCAGGAAGTCTATGCTGGAACAAACTTATCTGCTTCGTATCCTGTACAGTTTATTTCGTACTCAAATGGGTTTGGAATTCAGGCAACAACGGGAAATGTACTTCTGTACTACTCACCGGTTCCAGCAGGATCTGATTCCTTATCATTCACGATGACGCCCCCCGCGATGTTCTCGGATTTCCAGGTTTCATCTATCGGAACGGTAAGTGCTCCGGCCGCTGAATATTACCAGATCATCGACCAGTTTGGAATCGTCTACCCTCCTTCCCTCATAAGCGTGAGGTATACTCCCTCGGGACTAGAATCTGCCCTAGCGATCACCAATATTCCTTACGCAATCACTCTTCAACTCAGGGTTACACCGTATGCGAATAGTGTGGCTGGTTCTACAGGAAATATAGATGTATACATTTTCACAGGGTTCCCAGGAACACCAATTGTAAGCATAGCAAATACAACTGCAACTATTACGGTATCGAAAACAATCATTGGAAGTGTAGATACCTACTTTTTGGATATATCTGGAGGCGGAACAATCGCAACACTGAGTGCGGCTGCTACAACGGCTTCGGCGTATGTCTTTACGTACCCAGGTCTCATTTCACACTCAAATTACTTTTTCACATCCTACACATCCTACCAAGGATCTGGACGGAACAACACGCGTGTAACAGTTGGACCATTTGAGGCGGGGTTTCCTTACCCATTTCAGGGAATTACATCTGCATCCATCATTACTTCAAGTGTAAGTCGGGGAACATATACGATTTCCGCACTTGTTGCCGTGGGACAGAACTCAAATTCGTTAATGACGACAAGGGTGTATGCTGGACCGACCCTAGTCGCATCGCGGTCTATCATCGCAAGTCAGCCACAGGTGTATGTGTTCACTGTGTCTAGTGGAGCAGTGTACACTCTTTCGGCAACAGCATTCTTGAATGCAGGTACGACAGTTGGAACGGAGTTTAAAACAATCAGTGCGAGCCCATTTTCTCCTCGAGGTGTGTCTGTGACGATTTCAAGTTCAGACCGAGGTGCAACATACCGTGGAATCGTTGGGATTACCCTGTCTTCAGCCACTACAGGTGCATCCTATGTGTACGGAGTTGAGAAAGACGGTGTCTCCGCCGATTTGCCGTCAGGAGTCTCAACCTTTAACGTAATGTATGGTTCTTTGTACAGGGGATATGCATACATAAGTTCAGTACTGGGAGGAAATCTTTCAAGTGCAATTCAGTATTCTGGGACATGCAATGTATCGCTGTTGGCTGCTCTAAATCCAAGGATCACGTACAACAGTACTGATATCTCGCTCATTTGGACGCACCCAACATCTGACGGAGGTTCGTTCTATACCGTCACACAAACAACTGTTTCTGGAACAACATCTACCGTAACATTATCGGAAAACATTGGATTCCTAACACCAACATACCGGACAACTGTATCATTAGGAACAACAAACACGTTCGTGATTCAGGGACAGTCGTCCTTCAACCCGAGTTCTTCGTTAATCTACTCTCCTTCTATATCTGCAAGTGTGACGCTAGTCACACTGTCGGTGGCTCCTGCTGCTAGTTATTTTGGTACAGCCATCACAGTTAGTTTCAGTAGGACGAACTTGACGTTTAGTTCAGCGTACACGTTTGCGGTCACATGTATTTCTGGAACTGTGACCGAGCCCTCTAAGTACGCAAATTATGGATCTTACCCTGACCAGACAAATTATAGTTTTACGGCAAGTGGAACTGGTCAGAGTCTCAAGTTTCTCGTCAGTCCACAGTTGTACGGAATCATTGGACCGTCAGCAGAGACGAATGTAGTAAACTTGACGGCATCGGCGATGACGAATGTTACGCAGTCGTATCGGGCAATCAATACCACCACGGCTAGATATACGATTTCCTGGACACCAATTACGACGCCAGGGTACACGTACAACATTCAGGAACTGTCCGGCAGTGTGGCCGAACGAACTGGTATCGCATACACGGACTCATCCGCACAATTCACGATTTCGGCCGACAGATCGTACCAGTTCCAGACGTATGCGATGTACAACGGAATCCAGAGCGCTTTTACAACGTTGTCTATGATCTATACGTACACCAATCCGATATCGGGGGAACCAACCACGACGTATAACGGCAAAACTGTTACAGTAAGTTGGTCAGCCAACCCGCAGGTGGATGGAAATAACAGTGCAACAACGTACAGGGTTGAGAATATATACAATGTCCCATTCACGAGTGTAACTACAATATGTTCATCAACTACTGCAACAACAATTTCGTTTGATGGAGTGATAGGAACCAATTATCAACTTGGAGTGACGGCAGTGTACAATGGATTTGATTCATCACGAACTTCCGGAGTTGTTATTAAACTAAACACAAATCCGGTAACAAACGTCAGGGTCACAAACAGCGGTACGAACATTGTGGTGACGTGGTCTGCCTCTGTCGTTGACGCAAGTGCTCAGAACACGATCTTTTATACGTTGAGCCAGATTGGAAACGGAACGATTATTGAAACAGGAAGATTCACAACATCCTCTACCGTCTATGCACCAATCACAAGTTTACCCAAAAATGCAACCGCTTTCTACAATTACATCATCACAGCGTCGGCCAACGGTATCTCAAGTTCGGGGGTATCCGCCACCGTTTCTGGACTGGTATTCACCTACGCCCCAACCAACGTCATTCTAACATACATTGGAAACGACAGGCCTGCAGCTCCACAACAGCCAGGTAACAAGTATCAAATTGATCCGATTGTTTCATGGTCAAACGAGACTGCTCAATCCTCATCTGCGTTTTATACCATAACTGTGACAGATACACTGTGTTCAGCGAACTCTCCACCAGGGTCTGTAACAACTGCAGCAGGAGTATCGAACTGGACGAATATATCGGGAGCCACTCCCGATATACCTATAACTGGAAACGTTGGCAGTAAGATAGTTCCTAATATATATGCGACTGTGAATGGTTTATCAAGTACAGTAGTTACTGGTTCACCACCTGTGGAAGTGTTCACTGCTCAACCGGGTATAATAGGAGTTGGGTTTGACGGACTTTACCGGATTACCTTCAATCTTTGTGTGGGAGCAGGAAGTGAGAACCCCAACTACTACACGATCTATGAACGCAATGACGCATACAAATCAGCCAATGCACTGCAGGGTAACCAATATCCAAACAGTTACTTTACTGTTCCCTACAATGGACCAAGTACTGTCTACACAATTCCACTAGCAGGAATTCAGGGTTACACGTACAATTTTGGTGTTTATGCTACACGTTTTGGAGTTGTGAGCACGGTGAATCTTTCATATGCATCATTTAAGCTGGAAACCACAACAGTCACCGATACGAGTATGGCCGTCACATATTCAGGAACAACTATTACGTTCTCGTGGAGTGAAGCACTGCAGCTAGGGTACGATGGAAGGACCGAAAAACCAAATGGAGGGTATACAATTTACGTAACACCCGGCAATCCCTTTGTACCGGAAAGAAGTTTGTATACTAGACTGTCCTACCAATTCGCAGGAGGAGTCGCGGGCCAGACCTATTCCTTCACGATTTTGGCCGTGAACAACAATATCACAAGTTCGCCAAGACAGTCTCCTACCGTAACCCTCTACCAGCCTGTAGTCACAAATCTGGCGGGGACAAATACGTGTGAGAACGACAGGGATGTTTCCATGACTCTGACGTGGACACCAGATATTCTGAATGCTAGCGGAGCACAGTACCGTGCAGTATCGTTTAACCAGTCTACGGGTGCAACGGTTACCTCAAACAATATCGGTCAAAACTCGTCCACTGTAACTTTTACGGGATCTATCGGAGTAGCCTACACGTTCTTCGTCCAGGGAATTTACAATGGAATCAGCGGACTTGCCCAGTCGATACAGATATCCAATGCTCGTCCGAGAATTACTTCGTTTACTCTCACGAATCTGGGGAACAACATTTTCGCTCAGTATACAGTCACACCGGTTGGAAGCATAGTTACCCTTTCAGCATACAACACTACATCATCAACTGCTGTGACGAGTATCAGTTACACGAGTGATACTACGGCGACGCTAACCGTTTCATCATCAACGGGGACGGGACAGAACTACAGCATCTCGGCGACGGCACGATACTTTGGTATTCCCAGCACGGTATCCGGAAGAACTTACTCGATGGTTCAGCCGAATACACCTACCTCATTTATCGCAGGGTACAACAACGCTCTGGTTTCAGTGTCGTGGGCAACAGCTACGAATGCATCGTCGTATACGTTTATTGCCTACGACCTGTCGACAAACCAGCAGGCAGATATCCAGGCGTTTATTCCGCAGACATTCACAACTTTCGTTGGAACTCTTGGGCGTTCCTACAGTCTTTCGGTAACAGCGTTTTCAGCGACGTTCATTCCGAGCGTGACGGCAAGTGCGTCGGTTGCGATCGCGATCCCACTACCACCTAGTGGGCTCAGTCTATGCAACGCAGGGTCGCTAGTCACAGTAACATGGACCGCTTGTTCTACAACGTACAACAACTACTCGTTTACTGTGGTGAATACAGCGAGTCCAGGAACCATCTTTTACCAGTCGGCGTTCGCGAGCAGCGGAGATACGTTCTTGGCGACAGTAGGGCAGACGTTCCGTGTGAATCTATTCGGAACATCCGTATGCAATGTGACGAGCACAAGTTCTGCAGTCAGCAGCCTCTTCATTTACCAGCCATCCATTCCGTCGGTGACGGCGACAAGTGTGGGTGCAGACATCACACTCACATTTCCCGGAGATGCACGGGAGACATGTGAATATTTGGTGGTCGATAACTACAGTTACTCGAATCTCCTATACTCGCCGTCTGGATTTTCAAGTGATAAGTATACTCAAACTCTGTCGGCAAAATATACGGAATCTGCGAACGGATACATTTCCTACACGATCTTAAACAATTCTTACAACCTCAACGGAACACAATATCAGTACACGGTAACGCCCTATTACAAATTGGTCCCAGGTCCTTCAGTTCTAACGTCTGGCGTAAACCCACTTACATTGTACAAACCGTCAACACCAGGTCAATTCACAGTCGCAAATCAGGGAAGTGATCTCCTCCTCAACTGGCGGTCTTCGGCTATTGCGACTATACCTGTACCAACACTTGTCCCGAACTACAGGGTTGATGTGGCTCAAGTGATTTCTCCGTTTACATCTACGAGTATTTGCGGTCTTCAGTTATGGCTAGACGGTTCTGATCCGTCGGGAACGGGAATTCAGCCGGCCAACGGTAGTCTAGTATCGGTATGGAAAGACAAGTCAGGAAAGGGACAGGATGGAAGTGCAACGGGAGGTCAGCGTGCAACCTATTCCAACGGACTCGTATTTGCGGGTGCACAGGCATACTCTACAACTATTTCCTCTTCTATTTCAGCTCAGACAGGTTTCGCTGTTGTGTCCTACAATACAACGAATAAAATAAACATTATTTCGGTGACTAGGACATCTGGAAACCCGGGTATTCAGCAAATTATCAATAACAATGTATTACAGCTTCAACCATATGGTGGTCCAGCAAATGTTAGCGGAGGAATCGTTACGCAAAACACTCCATTTATCTACGATTATACGTTTACCACTCTATCTGGATCATCCATTTATGCGAATGGAACTAACACTGCAACCTCAAGTACAACAGTTACATTGTCGGGAACAGGAAAGATCAATATCGGAGGATATGATGGTACAAGTGAAGGATTTTCAGGAACGATGTTTGAAGTTATGCTATACGATAGTGTTCTGAGTACTGGTCAGCGTCAACAGGTAGAGGGGTACCTTGCCAGGAAATGGGGATTGGTGCAGAAACTTCCCGCTACACATCCGTATGGACCATGGCCTAACGCAATATCCCCTCAGTATATCACGGGAACAAGCACAACATTTACAGGATACAATTCGGATGCTGGTCAGTTAAGTATTTCCCTGACGGCTATTATACCTGGGTATGATCAGAACTTGTCCGCAACGTATATTAATGGATTCACTTCGAATAAAAACTTCACGATTCCCAACCAGACAAATATATCTATCAGGCAAGACGATGCTGCGAATCCACAGGTTTTGAGTGTAAGGATTCCTCCATTGGCGGCTGCGTGGGTATGGTTCTTAACAACCGCATACGGAACCACCACTACTCCGAGAGGACCTTACTATACATGTAACATTAACACGGACCCTACGCAGTCTCTTTTCCAGTCATACAATGTGACGGTAAGTACAGGATTGTACTATACGGTATCCGCGTACGGATGGTTTAATAATTTCGACTTCCCAACTACAAATCCAGGAACTGCACCTGTAATCATAAATGCGAATCCGAATCCTTACCCAGCCACGACCTTCAATGTATCGTATGCCTCAATCAAGACATCCCACAGTGGAACTATAATTACAGTTTCCTGGGCCCCTGTAGCACAAGCGGCATATTATGATATTCAAGAATTTGATTCTACGAATGTGCAAATAGGAGGAGGGGGGCTAGTACTAAACTCCCCAAGCTGGGTATCAACCGTCACGCATACGGCAGGGTCCTCCTACAAGTTCCAAATTACAGTGTTCACTATTTCGCAGGCCAGTTTCAACGGAATAGGTCTAAATACAGGTGCTACGATCGATGGTCTAGCAGTAGGAGCAAATCTTCCTAACTCAAAGAACCCGTATTTTCCGTCACCTATATCATCCAACGAAACCCTGTATATCCCGGGACAAGTGGTCAATCTGACTGCGGTTCAGTTCCTCCAAACAGTCAGTCTTACATGGCTACAACCAAGCTTCTGGGATCCCCAGGAATCTATCACCACGACATCGGCAAATACAACCTACTTTATTCGGCAGTTAAGCGGTGCAACAGTCGTGTCCAACGTAACGATTTCCGGAGGAGGTACACCTACACCTTCCCACAGGTTTAACATTTGTGCAGGAGTCACTTATGCATTCACCGTGAGCACAACATATTACGGAATTCCTACAAGAACACCCACAACAACAACTTTAGTCACAGTGAACCCTTCAATCACATCGTTGACCCTAACGGACAACGGGAATAGAACAATAACCCTGTCTGGATCGGCGAATACGGCGGGAGACTGGTACGCAAATATTTCCACCGGATCTATTGCAGTATATCCCACAACGGCTACTTCCTCAAATACTACATCATTCACATTAAGTCGGGATGTAACTGCAGGTTCGTCTTGGACTGGATTCGTGAAATTCATAGCAACATTGGGAGGAATAGATGTATCCGCAAAAACCACTCAACTCACTCTTCCGAACCCCACGATCACCAGATGTTCTATCTCGGACAATTTGACGGATGGAACGCTTACACTCAACTTATCGGCGTCTATTGGGGGGTCGGGGGTTTACACGCTGAGTTGGACGGTTCCCTCATCAGTCACCGGAAACGGAACTGGACAGCCAGTACTATCGCTATCCACATCTCCGACCAACTCAGCGTCTACGATAGCGGTGTACAAGAAAGCCCTTGCGGCTCAGACGTATTCGTTCACTGGAATTACGGTGAGCGCAGACGGGTTCCAATCGTCGGCATCGTCGGCATCCTATACTACTCCGTCCTTCACAGTGTCTCAGAACCCGGCACAGATTATCATAGTGAATCCAAGGACACTGAGTGCGACCTTCTTTTCCCCGGAGTTGACGAATGCGGGCCCCCCGCGTACTCTGAGTACTTCGCTCACCCTATCCTCAACCATCTCCTGGAACTTCTCTACTGGACTCACGAATGGCGGAACTTTTTCATCATACGCTCCCTCAACCGGTTCTGGAATTGTGGACGTATCGTACAGAGACGTTCCTGCCGGGGTAACGGCCACTTTCCCGGCAAACTCGGTGTCGGTGAATTACCTGGGCTATACGGTTTCCTTAGGAAGTGCAGTATCGTACGCTACACCGAACCCCACAGTGACGGTGGGTTCAACGGCAACACGATTCGTGGACAACAAAAACGGGACGCTCACGCTTTTCCTAGTGGCGGCAGGATGCACCCAGGGATCGGGCAATGTGACCTGGACAGTTCCTTCGCCCATATCAGGATCACCGTCTGGATCAATAACGGTGGTGGGGTCTGCAGGGACAGTTTCATCCACGTCAGTCGTATACACGGGAACTACGCATGGATCAACGTACACCATAAATGCAGGAGGAATTACAGTCGCATATTCCGGATACTCCAACTCCAATGCAACAGATATTTCATCGGCGCAGGTTGAACTTCCCCAGATCACTGCGATTACTGGAGTGTACTTTGGATGCTCGGAAGACAGGGCACTCACGGGAACGGACAGTATCACCATAAGCGCAGTCTCTAGTCTGGCTAATACTTGGACAATCACGGCATGCTCAGCTCTAACTCTGAATTCAAGCAGTGGTCAGGGGACAACGGCGATCCAGTGGGCGTTCTCGGGAGGCCGCAAGAATTTATCTTACGGTTTCACGGTCGGATCATGTAACGTCACTGTAAGTCTTACGAGACCAACAGCAAATGTGATTCCATCATTCAGTAGTTTTAATGGAGGTGCAACTCCAAATGGTGTAGTATCCACCATTGCTAATGCGGTTGGACAAACGTTTGTATGGTTTACATCAAATACAACCCTGAATAGCACTATCGATACCGGATCATCAATTACAGTTATTAATGCCGGAAACGCAATATTAGGAGGATCAATAACATATACTCTGAGTGCAGCGTCTTATTTGAACGGTATATTGGGTACACCTTCATCGTACAACTTTTCAGTAGCACCTGTAGCAACGGATGTATTTTATGGATCAGCACAGGGTACAAACGACTCTGCACTCGCAACGTCCAATACAATTGTTATTACATTCAAGCCTGGAGGATCAGGGTCCCGGACGTATGCACTTGTTAGTTATGACGGAAACAACATACTTACAGCTCCTGCAAGTTCGCTTCCGAGCGGACATACCGTTGTAGGGACGAAAATAGAAGCAAGTACTACATCGCAATCAAGCTTTACTGTAAACCTTGGTGCGGCGGGTGCTAAAAATTACTACATTAGTGTGAGTTCAACTACGGGATTCGGTATAGCAAGTGCACCAGTGAAATTTACGTACGGTTCCAATGATTATAGCGCAAATGCTAATACAGCAGGGTCACAGTTTACTATTAACGTCCCTACCGGTGCAAAAACGTACTTGAATGCACTTGTAAGTGGCGGAAATGGTGGAAATGGGGGATCCGGCACCAGCACCATCGGCGGCGGCGTAGACGGCGGCGTCGGCGGTAGCGGTGGATCTTATACTATTATCGGATATCGCAGTATAACAACTAATATTACTGCTTTCTGCAGAAGAGGTGCAAATGGGGGTAACGGTAGCAGGGCCGTTGGCCTCGGTGGCAACGGCCAAGGCGGCGCCGGCGGCTTCTCTACGGTGCAAGGCGGTGGTGGCGGAGTGGGGGGAAGTGCCGGCAACGACAGCGCTGGCGGTGGAGGAGGTGGAGGAAGTGTGAGTAAATTTGAATTAAATTTGACGACAGGCCTAGCAGGTGTTACTGTTACTGGCGGCGGCGGCGGCGGCGGCGCTGGCTCAACGGGGGCAACGGTGGCGGCTGGCGGCGGAGGAGGAGGAGGAGGAGGACAAGGCGGCGCGCCCACGGGCGCAGGTCGTGTGGGAAAGGCTGGCAGTGGTACCACTGGAGGTGGTGGTGGCGGCGGCGGCGACGGCTTCGGAGGCAATGGCGGCACCGGTGCAACCGGCAACTCTGCGATCGGGCAGACGGGGGCTAATGGAATTGCTAACCCCAATATTAACATGAATTTCGGAACTCAAGGTGGCGGCGGTCAGGCAGTGATTTCAATTATATTATTTTACGTCGTTCCCGGTTGATGAGTTCTACATCACCTCCAAATCCTCTACCCACTCTGCATGTTCTGGAACGAAACATGCGTGGTCGTACACGGCAACCTCAATTTCAGAGAACGACCGAGGATCGTTGACTGCGACCCAAACAGTCTGTCCCGCGGGAATCGTGCACTCCTTCTTTTCCACAATTCGGATCCAGCGATCAGAATTAGCCCGCATCGCCAAACAACATTCGTACTCGGCTATCTGCCTATCATACGTGGCTAGGCGGCAATTAAGGATATCGCCGTCGGCGAGGGTGAACACGAGGTAGAGAGGCGAAGACATTTTTAGTGTACAGTCTCAACAAACAATCACGATTCGTTTTAGATAAAACGGATCGTGGTTGGATAGGGTGTATAGGTCTCATACAAAGGAAGCCAGAAGATGTTGAACGTATACAATCTCACCCCTGCACGAATTGATGAGGAGCTGATCGCCCGCGGATCTCGCACGCACGGAACTCTTCAACAGAGGGAGGATCGGCTCCAGCGGTTTCTGGACTTTGAGAACCAGAAGGAGCGCCGAAATCAGTATGTGCAGCAAATGAAGGCAGAGAAGGAGGAGATGGATGGGCAGCAGGATGAAGTTGATGTAGATACGGAAGAGGATACGGCTGCACGCACACTTCTAAGACTTCGCGAAGATATTGAGAGGTCGGAGTATTATATCAATCATCTCATTCCTCGCATGAAGACGGTAGAACAGGCGTTCATTGATTTGGATGAGAGTTATGAGGTGGTGGTAGCTGAGAATCTGCGACTGAACCAGCGTATTGACAATCTGGAGATGCGGCTCTCGCATATTGAGAACCGATCAGACAGTCCTCCTCCGCTCATACTCCCTGAATCAAATCCGAACTGGCGGCTGGATACGGCGTTCATGTCGCCTTATACTTCTTCGCCAGCTCCTTGAGAATATAGATGTACTGCCAAATTGCCGACTTCGTTTCTGCCGAGAGAACAGACCAGTACGACTTGATTTTTGATACAATGTCCATACCATCCGATCCGTACTCGGTAGCAGTGTAGTTGAGAACGAAGTCCTCGTTTTTTGCATTGATTTCGTTCTCAAACTTGAGACCAACATGTTCATGAAACGTGTCGATGACCATGGTGGGATTTGTGCGTTGGAGAAGGGAAATATAGGTCTTAAACACTCCAAAATCAGGGTCGTCAGGAAACATGTCCGCCAGCTCACCCACCACATCGGAGAGCTGGTGGAAAAAGCTTTTGAGATAGATCGTGGACGACATATTATATGTATAGAACGACGAATCTGTAAATTACTGCCGCGCCGGGAAAAGAAGGGGCAATTTACTGCCGCGCCGGGAAAAGAAGGGGCAATTTACTGCCGCGCCGTAGCCTTGAATTCGGCATCGCGCATAGACTGCATACTTTCCATCCGCGATGTTACATCATTGTTACGGCCCGTCTTGCTTCCGCCTTCACCATCCACTGTTCCCGTAGGATTAATCACTTCCTGCCCCGACGTCTTGATTTCTCCGTCAAGATAGGAGTACCGCAACTGATCTTCGGCAACCTTGGTTGTTCCATCAAAGCTTGAGAAACCGCTGGACATACTAGATTCATTGAAGGACCAGAACAGGGGTTCGGCGGGCTGGGTCGCAGGGGCGCGGGGGGTAGGTATCTCACGGCGGCTCTCTACCGGTTTCGACAGGTGGGCAAAGATATTGGTCTTTCCTACCACCATCTGTTTGGTCTGGGGAAAGAGAAGGGTGGGGACGCTCCGAAGATCGGGAGGGAGGTACTGCCGGGGCGTGGTGAGAACATCGACGAACCGGAATAGCGAAGCTTTGTTCAATGCCTGAATTGTTCCCACAACCTCCTTGGAGTTCGCACAGTTCTGGCCACTGTAAAAGAGGATGGGAACGTAGGCGTTCGTGGACATTAAATTTCAAGTAGATAAAAACGAATAGTTCAATAACGAGACAGAGGGATGGCAAGCACAGCAGCAACAGCAACCATGATCCCGGCAAAGTCTACGACTCTCGGTGGTTTCGGGTTCAAGTTTGAGATTCGTGATGTTCCCCCGCAGTTTGTGAACGCTATCCGTCGTATCCTCCTCAACGAAACCCCCACCGTGGAAATCTCGGACGTCCAAGTTCTGGAGAACACAAGTCTGATGCCTCACGAACTGGTGAGGCACCGCACAGAGATGCTGCCGGTTGCTGTTCGTCCGACAGACGAGGACGTGATTCGTAATGCTCGTATTACTCTGCGGTACCCTGTGGTAGAGGACACGCAGCATGTGACCACCAACGACTTTGTGGTGTCTGGGGCCCGGGCGGATATCTTGATGAAGGACCGCGATCTCAAGACGCCGATGTACTTCATGAAACTGAAGAAGGGCGAGACGGTTCATCTGACGGCAAGGCTCACAGTAAATCCCAAGTCGTCGCAAGTATGTGTGGCCACCTACGGTGCACATGTAGACCAAGTGAAGGCGGATCTCATGAGGGAGGAGCACACGGACAAGCAAACGTTCGAGGTGTTTCATAAGCAGCGCATCATGCACAAGAACGAGAAGGGTCGTCCGAACTGGTTTGATATGCAGATTGAGAGTCTGGGTGTGATTCCGGCAAAAGAGTTGCTCAAGCAGGCTCTGGAGCAGCTGAAGGTGAGGACAACGGCGTGGGTGAAGGCAGGGAAGGAGTCGGTGATTCGGGAGACCGAACCTAATGTCTATCGCGTGGTCTCGGTGACGGAGGGTCATACCTTGGGAGCCTTGGCTCAGATTGTAGCGTACGAGTCGGACTTGTGTTCCTTCGTCAGCTACGATGTCCCGCACCCCCTGCGACCCGAAATGGTGTTTCGGTTTGCGACAACGCGGACCCCGGAATCTATTCTAGAGATGGTGGGTACGGCGATTCACGGTCTGTGCGATAGTACAATTTCTAGTGTGGAGAAGTAAGTAAGAAGAAGGGCATGTCTGCCGCATCAGCTGCCGAACTGGTCTTTGACCCTGCAAACGATTTCCAGGTCCTGGAAGAATTTGAATTCAAAGAAGATGTTCAGCGACCGGAAGCCATTCGCTTTTTCACGTATGAGGAACAGGCGTCGGATTTTGTAGAAAAGCTGCTGCCGACGCAGGGACGAATCGCGAAGGCCGTGATACGCAAAGCCGAGTACGAGGTAGATTCCTTTACAAAGTTGTACAAACGTGCCGTCAAGGAGACTACAGAAGGGTTTGCTCAGACAGAGTATGTGAGACCTGTTACCCTGCCGTGGGTGCATTACGGACATACGGGGGAACCGCAGGTAGCGGATTACAACTGGTTTCAACGATGGGCTCCATTGTACGAAGATGGGGCGGGTATGGCTCCGAATTACTACCTCTTGCTACTAGACGCCTTACCGAAATCGGCGGTGTACTTTGAGGGTGGAGACGGAGTTCCAGTGTTTGTGAACGGAAAGTCGGAAATTGAGGACCGGTATGTTTTAGACAGGTTCCCGTACACCCGCACAAACCACAGGGAGGACGGGACGTACACGATTTCGCGGGTATTCAGGGAAGATACTGGGGATACTGCCCGATTCACACACTACATTGTGGACAATCCTCCTCTAACGCCTCCGAATCCTCTAACAGATCACCCCTTTTTGTCCGTGCACCCTGATCCCGTGAAACTGGAGTCCACAGAACCCCTGCCGGAACTCCTGCCGACAATGGAAGCGATTTTTGACCATGCGGTTCCGGAAACCAATGATCCGTATACTGAAGGTCTCAAATATATGAAAATCTACGATATCAATCTCCGTGATGTCCCAAATGCTCTGTGGACACGAAAGTTCCCGCCTGTGGCTGTAGTGGACGAATCTCCGCCTCCCCAGGAATTATCCTTCCAGACCAAAGAGGAAGATTCACCCTCCAAAACGCTCCTAGATGCCTACAAGACAAAATGGTACTCATCTCTCTCGTCACGCAAATGGTTGAGTGTTCAGTCGGACGGTGGGTCTCTAGTCTCTCTAATGCTGCTTTCGCAGGCGGGAGATGTAGGAGTGAACGCGATTCCGCCGCCTGTGGTGCTTCCGGAGAGTGGACCGATTGAAGGAACGCCGGAAGACTGCTTACCACCGGAAATCACGGGGTTCTCGGATTTCCAGACGAGGGGTATTTACCGTGCTCCCAAATGTGCATCATGCGGAGCGGTGGGGCATTCGGGTCTCACGTGCCCTACCAAGAAAGTCACGGTAGAGTACTTAGTAGGATACGGATGTGTCCCGCTACAATTTGTGCATAAGGAGCGGGAAGATGCACCGTATCACGGCCGTCTTCCGTGGACTCCCGGGACCCATGATCGGATTCTGAAGGAGCACCTAGATTTACTGGAAAAGCATAGGGAGTACCGCACAGAACTCTTTACGAAAAATCTGGCGGCGACTCCGGCCTCTATGGAAAATGAGACGCGAATCATGATTGTATCTATTCTGCAGGATGAGATGAAGGCGGACGAAGATAAATTGTACGAAATCCAGGCCCTGATTCGTGATGCACCTTTAAAAGATCATGTGTATCTGGACCCCGAGACGTCGGTGTTCCTAGTGTGCGAGCATGAATTGGAGATTCTGAAAGGGACGTACGCTAAAACGCCACGGGAGTTTTTGAAAACGTGGTGTGAGAAGGAGTCGGGGTACTATGTGTGCCGGTACTCTGGAGAACGCATTTCCGCGATTTTTGAGGATCAGGATCAGTTTGATGAGGAGGGGCGGGTGATGAAACGTATTGGAAAACTAGACACGGGGAAAGCGGGAGAGCATGTACACATTGGATTCGCGGAGGAACTCAAGCAGATGCAAACAGTGTTCAAAAGCAATCATCCAGCCGAAGATTTGATGTACTTACTGATCTCACTTATCCAGGTCCTACCGTCCGAAGATCAGTTGAAACCCCTCTTAGATTACGTGCGTAGCGAATCGGCAAAAGTCCAAGCACGCATTACCGGAAAGAAACTAAGTTCTAAGCAGCAGGGAGACGTGGACATGGCTCTCTCGTTATTTGGGTTCAATGCGATTATTGTGCTTCTGCAGATCCACCGACCGCAACTGATTCCACGACGATCGTTTGGATCCAAGCCTTTGCTCCTGCGTGGATTCCCGCGAGATACTGATGATATAAATGATTCGCCGCTCGTAGATTCTCTGATGAACGCACTCACGCAAACATTTGAGAGTTATCCGGGAACATTCAAGGGATCTTCGGTAATTTTCCTGCGGACCCTGCTGAATGATCGTAAGGGAACAAGGCGGGTAATTTTGTCCAGTTTGCAGAAACAGTTTGCCCCGCGGTTCTCCAAAGAGTTGCAGATTGCTAAGGAAAGCGTGCAAGCAGTTGCGGTGGGTACGGGTACGGGTACGGGAACAGTCCAGCGTCAGGCGTTTGATCCGCCGATGGTTCATATGACGCGAGATATTACGTTTTTGGCTCCAGGAGACCGGTTGAACACAGAGGCGGAAACGCGGTACACGTGCAAGGTTGGAACTCCGTGGCTGATTCCGTCGACACGCTTTTCGTATACCCAGGAATCATTGGAGATCGTGCAACCGCTTCGTCCATCCAATAAATCTAGAAAAATTGTTCCTCCCACTCCTCCTGCTTCAGCGGGTGCGGTAACGCCTGAGGATGTTCGTCGTCGGTTGAAACTGAAACCGATTGAGACTCTGAAACGTATTTTGGCTGAAGAAACACGTCCAGGAGTTCTCCAAGCGTTTCTCCTGCGAATCTACGGGATACTTGCGGAGGAAACGATTTCTAGTAGGGCGTTGCGAACATATATTGATGCATCACGAACAGCGGTGGAACAGGTTGTGGGAGATCCGTCCCTGCGACGAGATATTTATAAGGGATTCATTCTTGAATTAGGAACTAAAGTCGCAGAGAACGAGGCTGTACTTACGCAATTCCAAAGCGTTCTGAAAACTGACTCGTCTCTGAAATCGTTGTTGTCGTCAGCGGCAGAGACCAGGAGTGCGGTAGATCGGTATACTACTCGGGAACGTGAAGTCTTCAAGTCACGTATGCGTAATATGACCGACACCCAGCGTGAGATCACCAATACTCTTCGTGATCTAGGTCTTGCCCCTTACCTCATTACAAAAGAGGATCGTGATGGGTTCGTGAGGGAGATCCAGGCAGAGACGGAGGTGCCCGAGCCAGACAATCCGTTGGTTGCTCCTGGAGAAAGGGAAAATCCGCGAGATGTACCGGAAGAAGGATTGAACGATGAGCGGGATGTGGGGCCGCAGGGAGAGATTCCGCAGAATGGGGATGTAGAGGTAGGATACGATTACGGCGATTACGGGGATATGCGGGCTCGTGTCGGTGATGCCGAAGAGTTCGTGGAGCAGGCAGCCTACAACTATGACGAAGATATTTGAGAACCTAGTAATAAATAAGAGATGGAGGTCCTCCCTGTGTCCGAGCCCGATTGGATGAAGCAGATCACAAGTGCGACGGTGTGCCGCTACTTCTACATTATGTTCGGTCTCATTGCTCTACTAGCTGGATTTGTGGTGGTATCGGATGTCGTCCTGATCCTGTCGACGCGTGGTAAGAAGGGATGGATGCTACTGGTCCGCAGCCTGCTCGCCTTCGCCATTCCGGTAGTCAACTCTCTGTTCATCTACATTCTTTGCAGCCGTTCTCTTCTTGAGAAGAAGTAAGAAGTAAGTAAGTCATGAACCTTGGCTGGGTTCTTTATGGTCTCCATCAATTTGTTCTAGTTTTGTTCGTTGCAATGTTTGCAAGTCGCCCGAACCTCCGTCCGCTCCTGATTGCAGTCTTCATTCCTATCGCATTTTTTCATGTATCTGGCTACGGGTGTCCTTTCACACGGCTAGAACGGTATTATCATGGTCAGAATGTGACCATCATAGACCCGTTTCTAAACATGTTCAGATTAGAGATCAATCGTGAGAACAGGTATATGTTTCAAGGATATTTCAGTTCACTGCTCTTACTCGCAATGATTTTAACTGTGTGGGTGTATCCATCCAAATAACTTAATGAGCGAGTTTTTGATCAATCACACGCATAAAAAGATTGTTCCAGCAGGACAGGATGCAGGGTTCAATATCACGAAAACTCTGCGTTGGTCTGTAAGTCAATATGGTTGGTCACTCGACGACCATATTGAGTTCGCTGTTTCTGATCGTATTACCCACCCTTACGGTGTTGATCTTCTAGTGAACCGAAAGTATGAACTTGTTGATTGGAGCAAAAATCTGAGGCATTTCTTGAGTACTGGAAGTCGCGAGTACAGGGAGATTACGCTACAGGGACACGAGATCCACGGGCCTTTCGGCGTGTAGTCCGATGATGCCGACGGCGGGTACGACGACCCGCGATGTGCATCCTGGAAAAACGATCAGAAATATCGTCTACTGTGACCTTGACGGCACGCTTCTTGGTCGCAGCAGCAGTGGTTGCAGCGCGACGAGCTTTCTCTGCCTCCTTATTACGAGCCGCATCCGCCTCTGCCTTTTCGGTCTTGGTCATGGATTTCACACTCTGGCGTTTCGGGCGATCGTGGGCGGGCATTATATTATACTTAGACTTAGACTTACACTTCCATTTCTTCTACCACATAGTTTCGGTCCTTATAAAGTTTTAAACGAGCTTGGAACTGACGGCGGAATGTGGAATCCACAATGTCCACGATGAGCGGATGAACCGTTCTCTTGGATTTTTCAGTGCGTAGAATCCGTCCCACAATTTGGTCAATGTCTGGACGAGGGGTGGCCATCACCAGTGTGTTCAACGACGCGACGTCAAAGCCTTCTTTGCACATGGAATAGGTAGCTATCAAGATTTTCTTGGACGCACAGAACTCGGTGCGCTTGGACGATGCTACATTCTGAGCAAGAATAGCGGCGACGGCGGGGTCTAAGAGAGCCATCAAATCCTTGCAGTGCTGAACACGGTCGGAGAGAACCAGGATTTGGCGATCGGGTTCGCTTTCCAGAATATCTTTGAGGATTTTGATGACTAATTCAGTACGAGGTTTGAACTCCGCTAATTTATTCACCATTCCTGCAACGTTCATCACACCCTGATTGTTGAGGAGAATGCGGTTGAATTCCAGATCAGGGGGTTCGTGCTTGTAGAATTCTACACGCACGAGATCGTCCACTTTATCGCCCGATTCAGAGCGGTAGAGAATAGGGCCGAGAAACCATTCAATGACGTACATCAATCCATCCTTGCGGTCAGGGGTCGCAGATAAACCCAACATATGTTTGGACGTGATTTTCTGGAAGGCTTGGACAAATACTTCGGAGGCAATGTGGTGGCATTCGTCAATTACTGTGAGACCGAATCCCTTAAAGGTTTCCTTTGGATAATCTTTCATAGAAATGGACTGAATCATCGCAATCACAATATCTTTGTCCACATCAATAGTTTCACCCTGGAGATGGCCGATGGTAGCGGATGGAAGAAATGCCTTTATACGATCTTCCCACTGATCTTTGAGAAACGTGTTATGTACAATAATGAGGGTTTTGACTTTCAGTTGGGAAGCAATGTAGAGAGCACACACAGTTTTCCCGCCGCCAGTTTGGAGACAAATCATTCCGTCATGGGGGTCAGGTTTGAGGTAAGCGTCCACCACCTCTACTTGGGCAGGGCGGATAGACCCTGCGAAGGTCCAGCGGTCGGGGGAAGATGTGCACGTAATTTCAGGAGTGGGTTCGCCCCATCGTTTGATCCCGAATTGTTTGGGAACGTAAATGAAGTTCTCGGTCTCGTGGTAAACAGGATACTTCTTCACATACCTGGGGTTCACGAAGACGGAGGGGACGTAAGGTTTCACAGTAAGTTCTTTCCGCAGGGCATCAAGGTTTTCAATCGTGGATTTAGGGACTTTGTATCCGTTGCGGGTTAAAGTGAGTGTGGCCATGGAAGAGAATGCTGCTGTTTCTAACCGCTACAAAAACTTCATTCGTTTTATACAAATAGAACTGAGATGTATGGATTCGCAGCAGAGTATTTGGGAACTCTCCTAATTATTTCCGTTGTGGCGTTCACGGCTCACCCCCTCTACTTTATAGCAGCACTTGCTTTGGCGATTGGCGTCATTGGAAAAATGTCGGCGGCCCATTTCAATCCTGCAATTACTCTGTGGTCGTGGCTGTCGGGCAAGATTCCATCGGCGGATGCTCTGACCTACCTATCAGCGCAGGGATCGGCGGCGGCTACGGTCTGGGTCGTGAGCATGCTGGCGTAAGGTAAGAACAAAAACGGATCGGTGAAGGGGCTAGAAAGGGAAGAGCCTCCAAACCCCACAAAACGAAACCAACATGAACTCTCTTCTCTCCTCCTTCAACCATCTAACTGTATCCACCATGCCGCGCAGGGCGAAGACAAACCCTAACTCCTCCAAGTTCCCGCCACTGCCCCCGCCAGAGAAGCGTCTTGCTGAACTCAAGACCTTTACCGAGATTCTCGCAGACAAGTTTATTGATTACGACCATCTGGACGTCTATGATTCCGTGTTTCGCCAACGGGTGGACGAAATCTTAGACTCGATCAAGTTTGACGAAGACTGTGCACATATCGAGGAGTTCGGCGAGTATATTCGTGCGACGAACTCCACGAAGTGCCGCGACTTCCTGAAATTCTTCCTGATGATTCTGGCCTATTTCGGTCAGTAAACTCTAGACTACAACCACAAAAAGGTAAAACGGATCGGCCGTTTTTAGATTTAGGAAGAAGCATACCCAAACAAGTAAGACAGAATGCCCGTCAACATCCAGCTCCGTGTGATCCGCGATAACGCCAACTCCCTGAAGGATGAGATCTTTACCATCAGCAAGGGTACGCACAACGACTGGCGTATCAATCACAAGTCTGCGTTCTCGGCATCGAACTCTACGCTGTTCCTCTCTGATCGTAGCAGTGTTCTGGAGTATTTCCAGAACGTCTTCACCCTGCTGAAGGTGGATGATGAGAAGTTCCACTTCGTCCAGCTTGATGCTCCGTGCTATCCTGTTGTGATGGTCTCGCGCGCAGATGTTCTGGCGGAGAGCCAGGAGACGTTCAACAACCTCTTGCAAGTTGTAGAGAGTGTTCTCTACAACTGGCCGTATGATGTCCAGCATTGGACGGCGGGCGATCAGTAAGAATCTACTTCGATCGCTTGCCGATGTGGACAAAGGTGTCCAGGACAAAGAGCATGAACACACCTGTAAAAATGTAAAGTAGGAGATCGTGCGTAGATGTTTCGCCCCCAGAACTGTCGCGCTCCATGCGACGAAGTAGTTTTTCCACGCGGGTATCGTATCCGTCGCGGCGGTCGGATGTTGGTTCGGGCGGGGCGTAAGCGAATCCGGGGGTTCCAGGGATAAGAGGACCCTTGTAATCGCGAACACTGAATGGCTCAATCTGATTTGTTCCTGATCGTCCTCCGCCGATCATGGCGGGGGCGTAATTATCGGTCTCATCGGACTCGCGAGACGCAATGGGTAGGGTTTTCGTGAGTTCACCAATGACCTTCGAATGCTGCTGAAGAGCACTCTCGGTGCGGCGAGTCGGAGAATTGTAGATTTTATCCTCCTGCTTGATTTGTCCCTTTTTTCCATACGATCCGCCGAACGCTTCGTCTAAGGATGCGTAGGACGCCATTGTGAAACTACGGGTAGAAAAAATCAGCGATAAAGTAATAATACCACGATGCCCAAGACTGCTCAGTTCATTGTTTCGGGTATCCTAGTGCTGTACATCGTGTTTGCGACTCGCCCTGCTCCCCGTGTAATCTCCTCTCTCCTGGCGTCCCCCGTTGCTCAGCTCGCGGCTCTGGCGGGAGTCGTGTACCTCGGCTCGTCAGTCTCCCTGCTGGTTGCGGTTCTGGCGGCCCTGGCGGTCGTTCTCTCCATTCCTGCTCGCGAGTACAAGGATGAGAATGAGAAGATCCCCGATGCCATAAAGAAGTCGGGACTTGACTCGGCAACAGTCTCGGATGCGAAGGATGCCCTGCAGTCTATCATGAAGACGGCAGGCAAGGATATTCCTCCCCCTCCCGCCCCGCTTCCCACCGGTTCTAAGTCGGAGAAGAAGTCGGAGAAGAAGGGTGCGAGTATGAAGGAGCCTGAGGCAGGAGCGGACAAGGTCGTGTCGTCGGAGGGCGGTTCGGGCAGCGAGAAGTTTACTCTCCGCGATGCCGCCCCTTTCTAATCTCTTCTTGTGAATGAATAATATAGAGAAAGAACATGTTACTGGAATCCATTAACGGCAACAAACTCTTTGTTGGGTTAATGATGATTTTTCTGAATATTGGGAGCAAGTTTATCACGATTGATCTGTCGGAGACACAGAAGGAGTTTCTCACAAACTCTATTCTTCGCCAGGTTCTGATCTTTGCGATTGCTTTTGTCGGCACCCGTGATATCGTGGTCTCCCTGATTTTGACGGCTGTGTTCACGATTCTGGTGGACGGCTTGCTCCACGAGTCCAGCCCGATCGGAATTCTGCCGAAGAGTATTCGTCCATCGGTGAAGACTACTGACCCGTCCAACGGACCGTTCGGAATGCTTCGTGTGATGTCGGGAGTTCCCGAGACCGTGCAGAACCCTGCTTATGATGTCCGTGAACCAGTCATTGGAACTACGTAAGGTGTTTTCGCTTTTTGTATGATCATTCTATAATACGAACGATGTCGTCTCTTCTCAGGGCATCGGGCTTGACCTTGCGGACTCCAGTTCGCACGGTGACGCCTCCCCCACCATCTGGACCAACCCAACCTGCGGGTATGGTAACCACCCACCTTGTTCCCAACCAAAGCAATGTGTTTAACCTCGGAAGCCCTGAATTTCCTTTTAAGGAAGCTTATTTTGGAAGGAACACGGTGTACATTGGCGGAACACCCTTCGGAGTTGATGCAAACGGTAACTTTGTTGGGATTAACAACATTACTGGACATACCGCCTTTGCGAACGATGATGTAACCGAGAACTATCTCGTAGCTGTGGGATTGGACGCATCAGGCAACACTATACAGTGGAGCGTAGATGGTGCGAATTGGTACCCTGCAAACTCGAATACGCTTGCGACCGGTACGTGTGTTGCCTGGAACGGAGCTGTGTGGGTTGCGGGTGGTTCGTCGCTTCTAGTAAGTACGGATGGACACACATGGTCGTCTCCTCTGACGCCTCCTGAAGTGAACGGAAATATCCAAGCCCTTGGATGGAACGGTACATCTTGGGTTGCTCTAACATTTGATCGTGGTGGACGCACGATTTATTACAGTCAGGATGCTCAGACGTGGACACTGGCATCAGAAGCATCACAGTTTTCCAACGTGGGTCAGGGAAATGCTATTGCCTCCGACGGAAAGCGGTTTGTAGCTGTGGGACAAGGCGATCGTCGTATCATCTACAGTGACGATAACGGTCAATCGTTTTCTCCGAATGTAACCGGCGAGACTTTCAGTTACTCAGGAAATGGAGTGGCGTACAATGGTAATGTATGGGTTGCAGCGGGCGTCAATGTATCTGGAGGAGTATATTCGCAATCTCTTGTGTGGAGCCAGGATGGTATTGATTGGTCCAATGCGACTGCCATCTTAGGAACCCCTCAAATTATTCCCGCCAACCAGGTGAGTGGAGCTAGTGATATTTATACGCAGGCCTTAGCTTGGAACGGTCTTTACTGGTTGTTTGCGGGTGCAGACAATCTTCTATATGAAAGCATTGACGGTCAATCATGGTCAAACTCGGATGCCCAGATTGGATCTGCCGGAATCAACTCTATTGCGTGGAACGGAACATACTGGTCAATGACGGGTCTCAATCTCACCCCGTCAGGAAGCTTGACGCAGGGAACGATTGCGTACAGTGCTGATGCAGTTACGTGGTCGGTTATCAATACCTCCGGATTTTCATTGTTAGGTTCAGGCATCGCATCTCGTCGCCCGCTGCCGTATGTCGGAGTTTCGTATCGCGGTATCCAGGGTATTCAGGGTCAGCAGGGAATTGGAGCGATCGCGAGTTATGCTCGTGGAGATATGACGTCGGAGTCTCCTCAGACATCCAATACGTACGTTGCGACAGTGGGAGACGTGATTGGCTTCAATCAGATAACGACATCGTTTGGAGACGATATTGTGTTTGATGCATCAACAAGTGTTTTAACACTCAGTCCTTCGCGGACGTATTCGTTGGTGGGCTCTGTGCCTCTCTGGACATCCATCGGGACCGCATATGCATCCTTTCGATGGTATGATGTAACCACGACCCCAACTCCACTTGGATCGGCACAGTTAGCAGAGAACGGTATTGCCGAAGCATTCGTAAGTCCATCCAACATTATGCAGGCATGTCTCAAGATTGAATACATATCAACCTTCAACGGCGAGCAGATCACATCTCTGGGAACAAATTCAGCGTATACGGGACTCTCCAATTACCCTTGGTTTGAAGTGACTGTTCTAGGAGGTCTGGTCCCATCTACGAACTTAATTGGAGCTACAGGTCCATCAGGTTCAAATGGCGGCCAAGGTAGTCAGGGAGACCAGGGATTATCTGGTCCAACAGGCCCAACGGGTCCAGTGGGCAATACGGGTCAGTCGTTCTTGAGTGCACCATATCTTCCAAACATCACTATCGGAAATTATGGAGATACCTTCTTTGATACTGCAAACAATGAGCTGTACGGTCCAAAATCGCTTACGATCGTGTACAATTCCAACATGGACGGACAGTACCAGTGGACACCCGTGTGCCCCTTTATAGGAGTTTGGTCAACAATTGCAGCTCTGAGCAGTATTTCAACCACAACGTACGTTGCTCAAAATACGGCAGATGGAGGTCCAGGTCAGATCTTTAACGGTCAGTTTTTGGATGGAAATTGGGTGTTTACTGCTCAGCAGATTGCCCCTGCGTATTGGACAAGTGTTGCATCCTCGGTAGATGGGCAGTATGCGTATGCAGTTGCTGCCTCAAATTCTACTGGTGGTCAGAACATCGCTATCTCAAATGCTGAGACCGGTTGGTCGTATTCATCAAATGCTGATTCATATGGTTTTTGGTCCTCCATTGCTTGCTCATACGACGGATCTGTCGCAGTTGCATCGGAGATCAATCACCCAGACGGAACTGCTGGTGTTCTCTACAGTTCAGCTGACTACGGTTCAAATTGGGCTGCCTACGCTGGAAGTCCTACCGGAACTTGGGGAGGTGTTGCATCATCGTCGAACGGTCAGACACTGTATGCAGTCCAGACCAGGAACAATCTTGGAAATGCAGGGTGGATATATGTGTCGTCCAACGCAGGTGTTGATTGGACGCAGGTGGATGGAACAGAGAATCTGACGGGTGGAGGATGGAATTCGGTCGCGTGTTCAGCGGATGGAGTCAACGCAATTGCGTCACAGGATGGAGTTGGACGAGTGTATATAAGTCCAAATTCAGGTGCATCATGGTTTCTTACATCTCTTTCAGCGGAGACGTGGACGTCTGTAGCCTCTTCGTCTAACGGTTCCATCCTTGTAGCCACATCTCTGAGCGGCTACATTTATGTAAGCCGTGACTCTGGCGTTACATGGACACCGCAAGAAGATTCGGGTATTGGGCAGTGGTTGTCGTCTGGTATATCACCCGATGGATCAACATTCATGGTCGGTGAGTCAAACGGAACAGTAGATACGAACGGTACAAACTGGCCGTTTATCACAAATATTGTGGGTGGAGTGGGAGCCACAGGTGTTGGAGGTCCAGCGGGAGCAACTGGTCCGGCGGGAACAAACGGTATTTCAGGAGAGATCGGTGCAACAGGTGTATCTATTCTGACGGGCGTAGGTGCTCCTACGTCCAATATTGGAAAGCTGGGAGATACCTACATTGATATTTGCGGAGCTGCTCTCTACGGTCCTCAGTCCATTACGTACTCTCCTAGCTATGCCTCCGGAGTATGGATACTCGGAACACCAGTAGAAGCTTGGAATCCCGCAACTGTTAACGATTCTGGACTTGTGTATTGTTCAACAATTACTGCCTTATATACGGGAACTCTGTCTGGAGGAACACTGGCGATGACAGGAACCCCTGCTCAACCAACAGGATTCATCAACAACATGAACGTTGTTGCTGAGACTCCAGACGGACAAATAGTCTACGCTGCAGGGTATGACTATTTGGGTGGACCCACAACGATGTATGTGTCAGTGGATGCAGGGTCTACGTGGTACATAGGAGACGGAGGAACCCTATGGACAAGTGTGGCGTGTTCGGCAGACGGATCCTTTGCGATCGGGTACTCGACAACGGGAAATCTCATCTACACCTCCTCCAATTACGGTTCAAACTGGGTCGTGAATGACTTTTTATCCAATTATGCAATTGCGAATCTTCCTACAGATGGATACTACGTCTTTAATTCGGTTGCGTGTTCGGCGGATGGTCAGACGCTCGTGGCCAGCGCTGGTCAAGATTCCACAGGTGCAGCAGGAACGATCTTTGTCAGCCACGATCAGGGTGCGAACTGGACAACCACTAGCCCTGCCTATAGTTTCCACAAGGTCGTGTGTTCCGCCGACGGAAATGTGATTTACGGCAGCCAGAGTATTCAGCCCTTCGTTGGTCCTTGGGACTATTCCATACTCAGCACGGATGGAGGTGCAACGTGGACAACAATAAGTGGCCTTCCGATTTATACGATCATCGCCTGTTCAGCTGACGGATCAACGGCTATTGCAGTAGACGGTATTAACGGAGCAGTGTATTGGAGCACCGACCAGGGATCCAACTGGTTTTTACAGACAGACGTTGGGAACTCGACCCTTTGGTATGGCGTAGCAATGTCCCCGAATGGATCTAATGTTATTTTGTCCAGTGGAAATGGGTTGTTTGCAGGTGTTCCCGGACAAGTTCCAATTGTGAACTGGCCTTTTGCGTTTGCGATTGATATGGGTGCAACGGGGCCTCAGGGGCCGCCTGGAACCCCCGATGGACCGACGGGACCGTCTGGACCTACGGGTCCTGCTGCCGCAACGGGACCTACGGGTCCCCAAGGCGATCTAGGACCGACAGGGCCGACAGGACCAGAGGCAGCAACAGGGCCTACAGGACCACAAGGTCATCTGGGACCCACAGGGCCAATAGGCGAGTCGGGGCCAACGGGACCCACCGGAGTTGAAGGACCAACAGGTGAGACAGGGCCGTCTGGACCTGCTGGAGAAACTGGACCGACCGGAGTTGAAGGGCCTACGGGTGAGACTGGTCCTATCGGACTTGCAGGATCGGTAGGTGAAACAGGATCCACTGGACCGACTGGAGAAACTGGAGCCACTGGACCACCGGGATCCACAGGTGTACGGGGTATTCAGGGACCCAAGGGTGATTCGGGTGGACCTACTGGGCCCACTGGACCAACGGGGACTCTGGGACCCACAGGACCTACAGGGCCTCTGGGACCTACTGGACCTCAGGGCCCCACTGGACCGTCGGGCCTGGTGAATGTTACGTCGGAGAACTTCATGGTCGCCAGCGGTTATGGGGCATATGATATTGCTTATACATACGACAGCAGCAACTGGGTAGGAACGGACAGCAATGTGTTTAGTGCACCAAGTGGGAACGGGTACGCTTGGGGTATCGCATGGAACGGGACTATGTGGGTGGCCACGGGCAACGGATCCAATACTCTAGCCTACTCCCCGAACGGCATCACCTGGACAGGAGTCGCTTCGTCTCCTTTCCCTGATTATGGATGGGGTGTAGCGTGGAACGGAAATGTCTGGGTGGCGACGGGTGGTCAGGCGGGAACCCTTGAGGCGTCCATTGCTTATTCGTACGACGGCATGACGTGGACAGCGGTGGACACGTCAGCCAGCCCGATCTTCTCGTATGGCGGTTTCGGAGTTGCGTGGGGAGGATCGTACTGGGTAGCGGTCGGTGGCGGATCCAATATGTTTGCGACCAGTTATGATGGTGTAAACTGGACTCCTCAGCCGTCCAATGCGATCTTTGGAGATGCGGGAGTTCAGGCGATTGCATACAATGGCGTGCTCTGGGTTGCGACAGGTGTCTCGGGAACATCTACTATTGCGTATTCCTCCGATGGCTCCAATTGGACGGGCGCGGACTCAGCATCCAACATTTTTCAGAGCTGGGGCAACTCGGTGGCCTGGAACGGAGCATTGTGGGTCGCGGGCGGAACCAGTGCGTCTGGTGCCTGCCTTGCGAACAGCTCTGATGGAATAAACTGGTCTCTTGCGGGGACTCAGCCGTTCAACTATGATTGCTGGAGTGTGGCGTGGAACGGGATTCGGTGGATAGCGGTTGGAGACTCTAACGCCACAATCGCCAGCAGCACGGACGGCACAAACTGGCTCCCGATCTCCAATAATTTATTTGAAGACGGGTATGCGGTTGCCGCCCGACGCTCTCTCTACCGCACGACCACACCGTTTGCAGGTGGAACCCTCGGATCAATTATTTATACGGGAAGTGGAGGAACAGTTGCAGGAGCATCTGGGTTTACCTACAGCAGCACGGTCTCGGGGGCAATAGTGACACTATCGGGAGATTTCTTGCCTGCATCGTCCAATGTCCACAACCTTGGATCGGAAGAGAAACCATGGCATCATCTGTATGTCGGCGGATCAAGTATCTACCTTGGTAGCGTAATTATTTCAACTGCGTCAGGAATGGTCACGTACAGTGATATGTCAGGGAACCCCGTAGGACCGTCGTGGCCCGCGGGACCCACTGGACCCACGGGACCTGCTGCGGGAAGCGATACGCAGGTCGTGTTCAACCAGGCAGGATCCCCTGGAGCGTCGTCCAACCTCACGTTCAATTACTCAACTGGACTCCTGACGGTGTCGGCGGCCCGTATCTCCAACAATCTCTCCCTGTCTCGGGTGAACGGTGCCGCCTACCCTCAGACGCTCGGAAACGTTGGCCAAGTGCTAACTATTTCTTCGGCGGCTACGACTCTGTATTGGACCACTCCTCTCTCATTTTCTTACGGAAATGTGATTCGGGTCGATTCGGTGTACGGAAACGATGCGTATGGTGCGGTGGGAACATACCCTTACAAAACCTTGAACACAGCTGTAGCGGCTGCAACGACAGGGAATCTCGTATGGGTAGGACCTGGAACCTACACTCTCACTGCCCCCCTCGTGCTGTCCAACGGTGTAGCCATTCGTGGAGCAGGAACTCAGTCGGTGCAGATTCAGTACTTGAACGCCACGACCTCCTTCACAATGGTGACGATGAATTCTAATTGTCGTATTGAAGATGTGACCGTGACCTTCACCAGCAGTTCAACCATAACATCGGGAGCCGTGTATGTAGGGTTCTACATTGAAGGGTCCAATGTCTTAACCACCAAAATACGAGGAATAGTTCTCAATATGACCAACTACAACCCTGGAGGAAATGTCGTGGGCGTTCTCACCCGAGGGGACATTGCTTCTCCTGAACTCCCAACGTCGGCAGATACTATGCGGGGATCTACCATAAATATTAACACGAGCGGACAGATTGGCGGGTATGCGAGTTGCGTGAGGGTAGCGGGACAGAACCGAGTGTCTGAGCGTGATATGAACAATTTCCTA